TTTTCCATTTTGTTAAATGTTTGTTGCCCTTTTAAAAATTCTCGCAAACCATCAACAACTTCTTTGTCATTTTCTACAAGTTTGCCATTTACAAAAATGTCTCCGTTTTCACAAAGTTTTAAAAGCTCTTTTGTCCCATTATTTTTTAAAAAAACAACATTTTGTTCTGATATTAATAATGGACTTGTCATTAGACTTGTTTTACTTTTAGTGTTAAATGTTTTCATTTCCCTTTTGTTTGTCGTTTAAGTTATTCTTTTACCCAATAAAAATCTAATAATGTTTTCATTAAAAATCTCTTAATAAAATTCGGCTTATTATAAGTCGCAAAAGCAGTACAATTATTTTTTGTCTTACTTGATAAACAATACCATCCTTTTATTTGTTTAGTTTCTCTAAACTTGGGTAAGCAATTAGTTGTTAATGTTTCAGTTGTATTCATAATTTAATTCGGTTTACCTTAAGACCGAAAGGTTTTGGTTTGTTAAATGTTTTTTTGGTGCTTGTTAAATGTTTGCATAAATTTTTAGTAAAGTTTCATTCACTTTGTCCAGTTAATTCGTTAAAAAACAGGACTTTACACACTTTGTAAATATTGCAGGTGTTAAATCTTATCAATACCACCTATACATATTTTACAAGTCATCTATCATTTCAAGCGTTTTAACTCTTTCAGTCAATTCTGCTATAATAATTTCCGCTTCGTGCCGTAAAGTTAATAACTCATTTCGTAAAAGCAAATTCTCGCCTTCTAAATCAGTCATCATCACAAAAGCTAAATTAAGCGTTTCTAAAGCATTAAGATTGTCTTTGTAAGTCTTACTATCTAATTTAGTTTTATTTGCCTCTAATAGCTTTATTTGCATCACTAAAAGTAAATCTGCTATCCTAAACAAAGTAGCCTGTCTAAAATCAGTCTTTGGAATCCTTTTATCAAGTTCATCCTGTAAAATAGCTTTTAATGGCTCACTTAACTCGTGTAACTTTCTCATCGCTTAAAATAAACTTTTTGTCCTGTACTGGATTAATTAAATTAATTATTTCTCTTAAAGCATCCACATAATACTGCGAAGATAGCTTATGGATTGGTAATTGCTCAAATAATTCTAAACTAAAAAGCCTTGCTTCTGAATGTTTAGCAAATTCTTGTAGTGTCATAGTTTTTCTATTTCTTGTTTAACTTTTAACCAATAAGGCTCGTATGTTATAATTTCATCATTATCGCCTTCTCTTATTGAATTTTCTTTTAGTATTTCATTTACTGCTATAATAGCACATATTTTTGCAGTTTCTAAATCATCAACAAATCCATAAATTTCATCAAATGTTTTGGTTACTTTTATGTAATTATCTACTAATTCTTGTGCTTTTTCACTTGGTCGCATATCTTTTTAGTTTGGTTATATTCTTCTATTCTTTTAAGCCAGTAATTTGCTCTATTTATATCCCCCATATCTCTATTGAAAAAATATCTTATCCATAATTCATTTATCGTGTACATTTTTATAATTTAATTAGTAATACTTTGTTAAACATATCTCTTTTTACAATATAGCCAAGTTGTTCATATAATTTAAGATACCGGTAAACAGTCCTTGTACTTACATTAAGATATTTAGCTATTGTGTAAATGTTTCTTGATTTTTCTTGTAGTAGCTGCATCAATCTAATACACCTGTACATTTTGTGCTGATTCATAATTAAAAAGGTAATATTTTTGGTTGTTCAAATGTAACATAATTTCCAGCATAACTCTTACTTCCGTTAATTTCTTCGTAATAGCAATTCCGCCACTTATCAAAGAATAATGTTGCCTCTCCTACTTCCCCTATACCTTTAGGTTTAGTTTTTTGTACTATAATTTTTACTTCGTTGCCTTGATATGTGTTTCCATCTTTAGAAACTCCAAAAGGTGGTCGCCATACGCAAATCATTTGTTCTCCCTTTCTAAAGGATGTTTCTCCGCCATCTATAAATCGTGGGTCTGCTGGTGGATAGTATTTAATTCCTGTTGCATCATCTACTACCTTTGCTCCTGTTTCCCTTGCTATATGCATAATAATTGTATGGTGGTAATTATATTCCCTTGCGTACATCCTAATCTTACCTAAAACTCGAGCCATATACATATCCCTTTGTTCTCCGTGTAAATCGTGCTTTACTTCGTTAAAAGGGTCAGTAGTTACTGTGTCAAACTTAACACCGTATTTCTCTACTGCTTCGTGGAAATCATCTAAAGTAATATCTTTAACACCTAAATCCATTATGTAAAAATATTGGCTAACTTCTAATCCATACCTGTACATTTCTTGTTTAGTTAATCTTTGTAGCTTATTACCATCCAAGTCAAAGAATGGTTTTCCTGCCCACTTATGAATTATCTCTGCAAATATCTCTGCTGGCGTTCCTGTTTCGGGACTAAAGATTAAATGCTTCCAACCTTTACTTTTTGATAGGTTAATTAAACATTCCCACCAAAATTCCGATTTGCCTGATGCAGGAGTTCCGTAGATGTAAGATGTAGCACCTTTCTTAAATGATATTAACTTATCTACTTCAGAGAATCCAACCGTTTCGCCTTTAATTAATCCTGTATCGTAAAGAGAATCTAATTCGCCTTGGATGTCGCTATATTGTTTTATAAAGTCCATTAGTAGTAAAATTTAGGTATGATAGGTGCTTGTACTTTTATTTTGTTTTCTTCTTTAAACCAAACTTCTTGCATTTTAAGTTTCCAATTTTTAACAGGTTTGTCATTAGAGTCTTTCCAGTTTCTATTGTTGTAAAAATTAAAGGCTTTCTCTGCTTCAGTCTTTTTATATTTATGTTCTTCAAAGTAAGCTAAAACTTCTGATAAAGTAGGAGTAATAAATTTACCTATATCTTTCTTTTCATTCTTTCCTTCTTCTATTGTAGGTAGTTTGCGTTTACTTAATGTAGTACCTTGCGTTTCCTCTACCCCTTGATAATCCTCATATTTTGTAATGTTTATAAGGGTTGTGCTTTGTTTACCTTTTCCAATAGTTGTTATAACAAGCATTTTATCACTTTCAAGCATTTTAAAGAAGGCAGAAACAGTCTTTGGAGTACATCCAAAAATGGTTGCCCAAGTTCGTAAACTTTTAGCAGATTGCCCTCTTTTAATTTCAATTAATTGTAATCCTAACTGCATTTTGCAAGGTTTATGATTAACTTCTAATAGCATTATTAGCCACCACTGGAACTTAATAGGGTCTGTCCATATCCAGTGTTCCTTTAATTTTCGGTGTATTTTTATCCAACCTGCACTCATATTAAAATCCCTCATCAGTTAATTTAAAATTCTCTTGTAACTCAAATTCAATACTATTATTTTCAATTTTATAAAGGTAAATTTCAACCATACTATGCCCTTCATTAGTATAAAATATATCAGGTAAATAGCATAAATCTTCATTCAAATTTAATGTTTTACCCAATAAAACTATATTAAAACAATAATTATCTAAATTTTTACCTCTTTTTTTTAAATACCTTTTAATTCCTATTAAATATCTAATTGCTTGAAAGAAAGTTTTATTATTTAATTCATCTTTTTTTAATTCATATACGGTTATATAAATTTTTTCAGGAAATATTTTTAAGTCTGTAATGAAAGGGGGTTTTGAAATTGTAACTAAATCAGCAACTCCATATTTACCAATTTTTAATTGCCTAAACTTTTTGTAATAATAAAAATTTAAACCTTCTTTTTTCAACCTTTTATTGTTTACATAAAAAATGTAATCTTCCAGGTCTTTCTCTAAAAACTTCATAATTGTAAAAAAAAGAATCCCATCGGTAGTGAGTTTCGACAGGATTCAGGTTATTTAATAACCATTTGAGATAATATCTAACAAGCTCACTACTTCTTATTAGGTATCTTAATACATTGCAAATATACTACTTCTTTCTTAATTTAAAGTATTTATCCAGCTTTTTATTTAACGAAGATAACGGTACATTAAACTTCTCTGCATAATGCTTAATCGGCTTACCTTCAACTAAATATTCCTTTAAAAAGTCATTAAAAATAGCATTTGTTTCTAAAGTTACTTTCTTTGTTTTTAAGTGCTTTGTTCTAATTCCTTTGGCTCTTAAAACTTCTCTTATTCGCCTTTGGGATATGTTATACTTTTGGCTTAAATCCTCAATCGTAACATTCCCAGTTCTATATTCTTCTAAAAAATCCATCTCTTTATAATTTTAAAATACTAACGCTACTCATTAGTATCTGGGTGTTAATCTCTGCTAAAATTGTTAAACTTTCCCCTAAATATTGCGCAGACACCTCTTATCTTTGGTGCAAAAAGAACGCTTGCAGCAGCACCAATTTCTTTAATTAAAAGGGTAGACTTGAATCTTCAGATGTAATTACATTTGTACTCACATCTAACTTACCTACTCCCCAAACTACTTTACCATTTCCCATATAGGTCTTTGGTGCTTTAGCTGCTCTTTCTTCTGAAGACTGGCTTAATGTAATTGAAACATTATTACCGAACTTATCGTTTTTGTCATCAACAATAATAGATAGGTTTAAATACTTGTCTTTGATTAACTTTGTTCTGTCAATCTTTGTTACATCAATAGATGCGTTGATAATTGTTGCCATTTTATTTTTTTTAAAGGGTTATAATTCTTGTTCCTAATCTTGCCTGTATCTCGGCATCGTATTTTTGAAGCCAGGCTCTACAAAGTTCAATCCTTTCGATAATCTCTTGCTCAATAGAAATATCTCGTTTAAACTCATAAGATACCCAGCGTTCAAAGTCTTCTAAATGTGAATAGCTTATTTTTGTTCCGTAATTAGCTGCTGCTGGAGTGTCGCCAAGATAATAAAACAAGGTAGCAAACTCTTTATTACATAACATCATATAACCTCGCAACTGCCATTCGTAATCAGTATTAAGTTCTAAAGCTGAATCTAATAAGGTTTTTCTATTCCAAGCACATTTAGTGTCTATGATAGAATTCTCAAGGATAACATCGGGTGTACCTACCAACCATTCGTTAGAATAAATATCTTCGTTTTTATAGGCTTCAATACCACCGTATAAAACTTTAGATGCAAACTTAATAGCTTCATCTTCTAATAAGATACCTTTTGTTAGATACTTTGATGAAAGTTCTTCTTTGTCTCCAGCATACCATTCTTTAAGATAAGTTATACAAGTTTGTGATAATTCGCCTGGCTTCTTTGACTTGCTCATTAGTTTCCCTAACGATGAAGGTCTTGCTTTAAATAACTTCATTTGGCTTATTTGTTAAAAGTCTTAAAGTCTCTGCATCCATAGAATAGCGTTCTTGAATAGCAGTTAAATTCTTTGCATCCTTTAGGTAACCTGCTCTGCATTTGTCAAATAATTCC